CTTTTCTGCCGTATTTAAATCGTATATATTTCCAGAATAATTTTGGGTTGTGTCATATAAATTAGTAAACTGTACATCTAACACTGACTGAACACCATCAACGTTGCCCAATGCATTCAATATTTCAGATTTAATTATTGGTTGATTGATCTGCCATCTTGAAATTTCAAAATAACGCTTTAGACGATCAACGCAACGAAGTAGAACATCATTACTATTATAATTTGCTCTAGCACTAATTTCAAAATTAACACCAATATTGATAATAAATGCATTTTTTATGTTAACTGCGTCTGTTAATATGCGATAATTTCCAAGATATGTTTTTAAATTTTCTTTTACAGCACCATTTAAATTAACTAACTTTTTAGTTGCATCATATCCTAATACATAAAGATTCATTGCTAATGGATTTGCAACACGCTTTTCTTCTAAATCGTCCTGAGCGATTTGATCATCAGGAACAATGTATGCTTTTGCAATGCTACCAAAACGAGCTGGCATAGAATATGCTCTAATAATATAATCTTCTCGTGTTACTAATCTGTTTTGTGTTGCAAAATTAGCTAATGCATTATTTTTAATATCCTCAATGTTATCTGTTGATTTTGCTCCTCGTGCTGGCTCTGGGTTATTTGCTGCAATTGAACTCTTAACAAAATTTAATACACCGCCTGATATGTCAGCATTTGGATCATCGTCATAACTTACTGAAGAAATTGATGTTAATGTATTTGCTTCTACATTGTCAGCAAATCCGCCTCCTACTGTATATGTAACTGTAAGAGTTGTGTTAGCAGGAGCTTGTCCATATGCTCGTGTATATAAAAAGTTTGATGGATCTATATCAACATCAATACTTCGTCTAAACCCAGCTAATCCAGATCCTACATTGTCTGGGTTAGGAATAATTTCTTCATCATTATTATCAGAAACACCTGCACCAAATTGAAGTTCTGTTAAACGGTCTTGTCTAAGTCTAGTAACAAATCGTTTAGAAGATTTTCTCATTTTTAAAAGATATGGAGCACTCGCTCTATATACATTTAAGTCTGGATCATTTTCTGCTAAATTTGGAACTTCTTCAAAAACAGTATCTTGAGCTAAATAAGGAACATGGTACCAATTATCTCCATCTGATTCTTCTACCGAAACTATATCAATAACGTTAGTGTCTGGCAATACAACTTTATCATATGCAACAGGTGCATTAAATGTAAAGGTCGACGTTCTTACTGTTCCGGATACACCTCGCACTGTTTTTTTAGCTAAATAATACGTAGGTGCATTAGTAGCATCATTAGTTTCATATATTGTGATTTCAGTTGGATCAAATGAAGAAGAAAACCCAAAATCTATTGAGTCTAATGTTCTGAAAGTAGCATCACCTGACTCTTGTTTTATTTGCATTCCTGCACGTATCGATAATGAATATCTAAAATCTGGAGCAACTGCATCCCCAGACCCCGAAGCTGGAAGTAGTTGAAATACATCAATATTGGTATATGCTGGCGTCGACGCTTTTACATTATATCCTAATGATCTAGCAATGTCAAATACATTACCTTCTTCTTGTGCATGTTGTAAAAATGACTCTTTTAGATTAGTATCAGTATAATATGATAAAACATCACCAACATATGATGCTAATTCTAAAAATAACATTCCAGGCGATGATTCGTTAAAATCTCGATAGGTATCTGGAAAATATTGTTTGGTAAAATCAATTAGATTTTTTCTAAATTGACCAAAATCTTTTCCTAAATATGTTACATCTTTCTTTATTTCAGTCGCCATTTTATTTCTCCGCTACTTCAAAGTCGCCATTTTCATTTGCAAAAACAGCAATAGTTAATTCAGAACCCGTAGGTTTTACTAGAAATGATATTGATACATTAACCTGATGTACTAACGTTGCATTACTTTGTCCTGTCGTAACATCGATATTGGTAATTTGTATATATGGTAACCAAAATGAAACTGCTTCTTTAATAGTATCTTGTATTGCTTGAATTAATTGATCTGTATTTGGTTCAAATATTAAGTTTAGCAAACTAGATCCAAAAGTTGGTAAATTATATCGTTCACCCTTACGGGTTAGCAATAAATTCTTTAGATTAGAAACTGCTTGATCATCTGTAGTAAATGATTGTGTGAATAGTTTGTCTTTAGCAAATTGCGTCTTAATTGCAATTGGCGAATCATCTCTACGAAACGACTCTCTAGACTCTATTCTAAAACCCATTTACTTATCCTTTACCTTTTTTCTTATCCATTGCTTTCATTAACGCTGAATAATCACGTGTCATTGCTTTTGCTACAACTGGATCTACTTGCAAAGATTTACCAGTTTCTGGATCAGCCATTACAGAGGGGGTTTCAATGCCCATCATTTGTGCACGCATTTTTTCACGTACCGCGCCAAAGCCTTGTGCGTCAGCTGACGTCATTGTAATGTTTTCATTTAATGGCTGATTCATCATTGCACCATATGGCGATTGTTCTCGCAACGAATCTGTTTCATTAAGAATGTCTGAAAATTTATTTTTTTTGAATTCAATTTTCTTTTTCTTTGATTTTATAATTTGTGGTGCTGGAGTTGCTGTTTCTGTAATCGACATTTCGTTGATTGTTGATTGTAACCCTTCTTGCAAGATTTCAGAAAGTTCTTCTTTAATAACAGAACGAACTTCTTCTCTTACCACTTTTTTTAAAACTTTAACTAATGTTTTTGAATCCATAGTTTCTTCTTTTTTAATAAATATTTACACTGTAATTTTATTCAAAATTTATTCCATCTGCCCAATCTGTTCTTGTAGGCTTTGGACCATATATCAATTTATTTTGTAAATCAATATAATAATCGCCTGGTTTTCCTAGATCTGAACCCGGTGCTCCATTGTCAGAATATACTTTACTTGGAGCTTCTTCTAATGATTGTAATAGATCTTGCTGCTGCTTAAGTAAACCATCAAGTTGATCAATACCTAAATCTCCAATACCATCGCCATCAACATCAATTTCACCTAGTGCATTTAAATTCAAATTGTCAATGTTAAATTCTATTCCATTTTCATCACATACAGTTGCTAAACGTTGTGCTACATCTAACAGTGTTGGTCCTAATCCTAATATTGCATTTTCAATTAATGTTGGAATTTGTTTAAACTGCTGAATTGCAATTAATGCATTTGCAATAGTCATGTTTTGTACAATTACCAATTCTGCAGCAATGACCATCGGAGCCGTTGCTGGGTTAAGAAGTTGCGCAGCTTTTACTGCTTGGGCTGTGCCAATCACGGTTTGTATCGTGTTAGTAATACGCTGTATTGTAGGTATCAAATCACGAATTCTATTGATTAAATCATTCAAATTATCAAATGCTTCGATAGCTGCTTGAACTCTCGGATCATCACAATCAACCTGATCAGGCAATAAAGAACGTTCAATAGCATCGATTGCCTGTTCTTGTAGATTGTTAATTTGATTGCTTATTAATTCCATGATTGCAGTTACTGCCTGTGCTGGAACTGCTGGTATTTTATCTAATGGAGGACTTACTGGCATAACTTATTCCTTGTCTATTTTAAATTTAGTACTCTTCATTGAATTTAATAATCCTTCAGCTATAGCTAGAGCGCCTCGGCCCGGCGTTGGTGTTGAATATGCACCGGCTGGGCCAATGACGCCTGCTCTAATTGCAGAAATTATTGCTTTCAATACTTGTTCTAATACATCACCTTTTACTAATGGCGAAGTGGCTCCTTCACTACCCAATAGTATTTCATTGGCATTCATTGATATTCTTTTAGATGCATCTAATACAATTGTTCCAGTTTTAGCTTGTAATACTACTTTATCAGCTGAGCCTATGAGTTGTGAACCACTGAACCCATTCGAGCGTGTTAATTCTTTAGAAAGTTGTATTGTTTTTATTTCTTGATTAGGTGATGTTAAATATATTGAAGAATAATCATCATTAACATTTTCTAATGTAAATTTTTTAGGTGTACCTGGTTTTCTGTTTGATAAAATTATGATAGGGCTTCCTGCAGGCCCGCTAAGCGCAGAAGATTGAGCTTGACTATATTTACCTGTGCCAGTGTGAGTACTTCCAAATCGAATAGAATTTCCAAAACGTCCTTCTATTAATAGATCACCTTCGAATGGTTGTAAGAATGGAATATCACTTCTTTCTTGAAAGGTATCACCTAACGCCGTTTGCTGTGAAGTGTTGGCGTCTTGAGTAGACTTTGGAACAGAAGAATCAATATCTGTTTTTTGTTGTTGTACTAACTTAGTTGTTCCTGGTAAAGAATTATGATGAATTGACGATTGTAAAGGTAATGTATTTAGATAATACCAATTGATACGAACTTTATTTTCTTTTGACTCTGCTGTTACTCCTTTATATACAAAAACATGCTCGCCAATAATTGGAAGTTGTTTAATATTAATATTTGCAGGACTACAATAAATGTTCTGTGAATTGTAATCATTATATGGTTTTACTAATATTGAATAAAGATTGTTAGATTCAGAGTCTTGGAATGCCTCTGTTGCAACTTCAACAACCTCTCCTATAAAAAATTCAATTTTAGTCTTTGATATCATGATTCTGACTCACCTTCTCTTTAACTTCAGC